CAAATTTTACCATATTTCCAACCACATTTTAATTTAACTGTAGATTTAATTGATTCAATTGGAGAAAAAAGAGATATTCCAATTATTCTTGAATCTATAGGTTTTCAAGATGATTATGAAGGAAACTTTGATACAAGAAGATCTTTAATATACACACTACAATTTACAGCAAAAACTTATCTGTTTGGTCCCATTGCTGATAGTAGTGATGGTCTTATCCGTAAGGTTCAGGTTGATATGTACACAAGTACAGATATTAAGACCGCTAAGCGTGAGATGAGATATACAGTCACACCAACTGCTAAAGAGGACAAAAATAATGATGGTGTTATTAATGAAGCAGATCACAAACTTCTCCAACCTGGAGATAACTTTGGTTTCGATGAAGAATGGGAGTTCTTTGCCGATTCTAAAAATTACTCTCCCTCAAGACAAACTGACATCTAATAATTATGAGTGATAATTATGAATCCATTGACAACGCACTTGATATTGAAAGTAGCATTGTTGAATCTAAACCAATGAAACCTGTTCCTCCTAAGGTGGAAAAGGATGATATTAAAAAAGACTATGAGTACACAAGAGCAAACTTATATTCATTAATTGAGAAAGGTCAAGAAGCAATAAATGGTATTATGGAACTTGCAGGTGAAAGTGCAAGTCCTAGAGCATATGAAGTTGCTGGTCAATTAATTAAATCAGTTGCAGATACTACTGATAAGTTAGCAGATCTACAAAAGAAGTTAAAAGATCTAGAAGAAGATAATATTAAGAAAGGTCCAAATAATGTTACAAATAATGCTTTGTTTGTCGGATCAACAAGTGAGTTATCCAAACTACTGAAGCAAGGTTTTCTAAATAATACAGAAGATATCTCCAAATAATGGCAAAGAAATCCTGCAAAAGAGGATATTATTATTGTTATGCTTCTAGTAAGTGTAAAAAAATTCCTATGGGATATTTTGTTGGTATGGGTGGTTGGCTTCGTAAGGAAAAAGGTGATGATTCTGATGAAGAAACAAAAAATAATGGTAATGGAGGAAATGGAAATGGAAATCACTCAAATGGCAATGGAAACGGGGATGGCTCCTCTTCTGATGGAGGTGGTGAAAGCGGCGGAGGTGGCGTCTCTGAAGAATGGAGTGCAAAGTACAAAAAATCCATCGATTGTGACAATCCAAAAGGATTCTCTCAGAAATCCCATTGTAGGGGTAGGAAGAAAGTGAACGAAGAGAAGAAAGATCACGAGTATTCCATGGCTCGTTCAGAACTCAAAACTATTAAGAACGCTGCTTCCCGTCTTGAAAAGAAAATGGGTAAAAAGGGCGAAGGTGAACTTAAGGCGTGGGTTCAATCAAAAATTACCAAGGCAGCAGATTATATTGACACTGCAGCAGATTATGTAACTAATGAGGAAACTATTGCAGAAAAACGTGATGGTAAATCTGCTAAAGATAAAGGTTATTCTCTTAAAGATTGGTTCAAAGGTGGTGGTTGGGTTCAAGCAGGTGGTAAGTACGATGGAAAACCATGTGCCAAACAACCAGGACAAAAAACTAAACCATTTTGCCGTGATGCTGATGATCGAGCCAACATGAGCAAGAAAGAGAGAAGCAGAAGAGCAGCAAAGAAACGTAGAGAAGATCCAAACGCAAATAGGACAGGTAAAGCAAACATGGTATCAGCATCTTACTCAAACTGGAAACAAGACTTAAATCAACTAGATGAGGTCGCTCCATTAGTATATGCAGCAGGTGCTGCTGCTCTTGCTGCACCATACCTTATTAAAAAGTTTGTTAAACCAAAAGTAGATAAGATGCTTGATGGTACGACAAAAACTAAACCATTATCTAATTCAACATCAAAACCATCATCCCTTCAACAAGCACAACAAAATGCTAGAGATATTGGTAAGATGACAGGAACTTCTGGTTTGATGAATAAGACTATTAATACTTCAGATAAAATACAAACCAGATATGATCGTCTCAGAGATGCGATGAGACAATCAGGAATGAAAGGTGCGGATCAAAATATGAATATGCGTGGAGTTATGATGAAAAATTCATATCAACCAGAAGGTGGATTAGTTGATGAAGGAAATATTGGATACTCCAATCCATCAATCAATGGCAAACCCATTCTAGACCGTAAAGGCAAACCCGTGTCTTTCAATAAGGCAGAAACTGAGGATATGAATCGCTATAGGAGAGCAAGTAAAAAAGCGGGTAGAAAAATTTATGCAGATGAACCTTTACCTGAAGAAACTGAGATAGTAGATGAGGGTAAGAAAGATGCCTGCTACCATAAAGTCAAGTCCCGTTATTCTGTCTGGCCAAGTGCATATGCATCAGGCGCTCTAGTGAAGTGCCGTAAAGTTGGTGCTAAGAATTGGGGTAACAAGACCAAAAACGAAAGTTATGAGTTCTCCAACTGGAGAGATGATTTCCAGGCAACTGAAGTAGAATCGGTAGATTTGATTTCTAACGAACCACTTCAACCAACTCAAGGTCTTGGTAGTGATATGCTTGATGAGAAAAAAGATATACCATCAGATGTAAAGAATATCGCTAAAGAATTAGACAAAGCAGGTATTTCTGAAGAAAATATTAATGAGAAGTGTTGGAAAGGATATACCAAAAAAGGCATGAAGACTATGTTTGGAAAGAGGTATCCAAACTGCGTAAAGAAAGAAGAAGTTGAAATTCAAGAAGCAATTCCTGAATATGGGAAATATGATTCTGCTATGGACAAGATTAGAAAAAAATCTTTTACCGGACGAGAATTGATTAATGCATTAAAAACAGCTGCTAAATTGAGACCTACTGAAAAAAAAGTAGTGAGTGAAGACTGGCAGAAGTCGAACCGCAAAGATGGTGTTGATGGTATGAGTCAAAAATCTGTCAATGCTTATAAAAGTGAAAATCCAGGTTCAAAGTTACAGACTGCGGTAACTGGCAAAAATCCTAAAGGTAAAGACAAAAAGAGACGTAAGTCTTTCTGTGCCAGATCTAAGGGTCAAAAAGATATGCACAACATTGATTGTTCTAAGACACCAGATAAGAAAATCTGTAAGGCACGTAAACGTTGGAGATGTTGAATTAGGTTTTTATTATGAGTGAACAGTATCTTGGTAATCCCAATCTAAAAAAAGCAAATACGGCGGTCGAATTTAGCGAAGAGCAAATCATTGAATTTGTCAAGTGTAAGGAAGACCCTGTTTATTTTGCAAACAATTATATTAAAATTGTTTCTCTTGACGAGGGTCTTACACAATTTCATCCATATCATTTTCAGGAAAAATTAATCAACAACTTCCATGAAAATAGATTCAATATTTGCAAGATGCCAAGACAGACTGGTAAGTCTACTACTGTAATATCTTACCTTCTACATTACGCTGTTTTTAACGATAGTGTTAATATTGGCATCCTAGCAAACAAGGCAGCAACCGCAAGGGAACTTCTCAGTAGATTACAGACTGCATACGAGAACTTGCCTAATTTGATGCAACTGTTTATTATATCCTGGAACAAAGGATCTATGGAGTTAGAGAATGGCATTAAGATATTGGCAGCTTCTACGTCTGCAAGTGCTGTCCGAGGCATGTCATTCAATAGCCTCGTCCTCGACGAATTTGCATTCGTTCCAAACCATGTTGCAGACACGTTCTTTGCATCTGTTTATCCTACTATTACTTCTGGTAAAAACACCAAAGTAATTATTGTATCCACGCCACACGGTATGAATCATTTCTACCGTATGTGGCACGACGCGGAGAAAGGTAAAAATGAATACATTCCAACTGATGTTCATTGGTCCGAGGTTCCTGGAAGAGATGATGTATGGAAAGAACAGACGATTGCTAACACATCTGAACAGCAATTCAAAGTCGAGTTCGAGTGTGAGTTTCTTGGTTCTGTCAATACCCTTATAAATCCATCAATTTTAAAGAATCTCATTTATGAAGACCCTATCCAAAGGAATGCAGGTTTAGATGTCTACGAAAAAAAGCAAGAGGAACACAACTACCTTCTTACTGTTGACGTTGCTCGTGGGTTGGGCAACGATTATTCTGCATTTATCGTTGTTGATATTACAGAGTTTCCCTACAAGATAGTAGCGAAGTATAGAAATAATGAAATAAAACCGATGTTGTTTCCCAACATCATTCAACAAACAGCAAAAGCATATAATGATGCTTGGGTACTTGTAGAAGTTAATGATATTGGAGAGCAAGTAGCAAGTATTCTCCACTATGACCTAGAATATGAAAATATGCTGATGGCAGCAATGAGAGGTCGTGCTGGACAAGTTGTTGGTCACGGGTTCTCAGGTAAAAAATCACAGATGGGTGTTAGAACAACGGCACAAGTTAAAAAACTTGGTTGTTCAAACTTAAAAATGTTAATTGAAGATTTTAAGTTACTAACATTAGATTATGAGATAATTTCCGAACTGACTACCTTTGCCCAGAGACACAATTCTTTTGAAGCAGAAGAAGGTTGTAATGATGACCTTGCAATGTGTCTTGTTATCTTTGCTTGGTTGGTAGCACAAGACTACTTCAAGGAAATGACTGATAATGATATTCGTAAGAGAATATATGAAGAGCAGAAAAATCAGATAGATCAAGATATGGCACCATTTGGATTCTTAGATGATGGTATTAACGATATGACAGGATCATTTACAGATAAAGATGGTGACCGTTGGCATACTGATGAGTATGGTGACGTAGCACAAATGTGGGAATATCATTAATGGACTTAGATGATCAATTAAAACTTGGACATCTTCTCCTTTATGAGAGAAAGTGTAGGAAATGTGGTGTGATTAAAAATCTTATTGATGGGTTTTACAGGACTAGAAAAGATAGAGGACCTGTTGCATCTTCATATTCTTATGAGTGTAAGGAATGTACTAAAAAACGTGTAAAAACAAGCAGCGATTTCTGGGAATATCCCGATTGGTAGATATCACGGCTAGATTCCCCAATGAAAAGCACCTTTTTAATAAATAATTCCAGGTAATTTGGACCAAGGAGAACA